CTATTTTGTTTCATCCTCAATAAAACGTGGTAGTGCGTTAATACAATTATAGAATGTCTTTTCAGAAATGGGATATATAGGCCATATATAAAGCCTTATTATCTCACGATTAGACAGCCCAGAACGTGCATATTTATCGTATATAGCGTTTATCTCAAGCACTCTACGTTTATAACTTTCTCCTTTTATAGTCTTCTTACCCTTTTTCATAATGCTAAAATACAAAATATACCAATATGAACAAAACCCCAACCTGACATTCATCAGGCTGGGGCTGTAAATAGTAAAATAGAGGCTTCTTAAACCTTTTTACTCACAATAGCACCTATACCCTTATTCCTAATCGGAACTGCTATAAATCGCTTATCAAAGCCTACTATAGTCCCCCGTTCCTCCGGGTCATCATACTTGGCGTACATGTGTACCGTACCGTCTGCCTTCATAACTTCCTCTTTTTGGAAAGCAAAGGAACAAAAGACATCAGTATCACCAGGTGTTTTAGTAAAGGCTATCTTTTCTAAAGAAGTCGCATTATAAAACGGGGTTGCGGAAGTCTGCAATACATTAAATCCTGCAAATCTTTTGGGCTTTCCGTCCACGATGTCAGTTAAGTCTTTAAACGCCCTTACATCAAACAAAATCAAGTCTGACAGGTGTTTAGGGTTCAGGACTAAATAACGCTCTTCCAAAGGAATATCTACACTATCAAAACGTTCTTTCAATAGTAGTATATCCTCTACTGACATTCTTTTGCGGGTTCCCGATGTTTCGCCGGTGGTTGATATTACCGGGGTAAACTCACTATCCTTTAGAGGTGCAAAGGCATGGGCGGCTTTTTCTGCTGTTCTTGCTCGTAGTTTATTTCGGTGTCCCATCAGAACTGATTCCAATTGGTCGTAGCTGTATTCAATCGCTTCTGGCCTACGAACCAATGTGTTTTTAGTCTCAAACAAATCAAGTTCGATACGAATCGGAGTATCAACACGATTAACCACCTGTATAGGATAAGTGGTATTGTTGATAAGTACATCAGGGTCTACACCCGCATCAGCCATATTAATAGCGTCGTTTTCAACTAATGATGAAAAGTCTTTGGTATAGTTCAAGAATGAACTATCCGGATAAAATTTCTTGGTGAGTTGGTTAATCCAAACTTCTTTTGCTAAACCTGCCATATTCTTTTAAAAATTAAATGATTATTGATTATTTCTATTGTTTTCCTTTTCCAGCAATTCTTTGTATAAATCAGGATTTTTTCGTAATTCCTGGGGAGCATTTTTACGGTAATCTTCCAAATTCCATTCGGATTTTAATGTAATATTTGCCCTACGACCTCTAGAGCTTCCATATATAATATCTGTAGGCAATATTAAATCCGGAGCTTTTTCTATCATTTTTGAGAATGTCTCGAGGTCTTTCAATGCAAATTGCTTCATTTCTCCATGGATGAAATCATGGCTGTAAGTTCTAAACTTTTGTTTGTTGTCCCTTACAAAAAGCTCAAATTTTCGTTCGTTCTCTTTCTGTTTTTCCTGCTTTCTTATATTCAGGTACTTAGCTAGTTTTAACGGGTTTCCGTTGAATAATTCCTCCATTTCGGAACATTCAGCCTTGCTTATGATCCCTGCTTTATAAGCAAGGGATAAGCTTTCTTTTACATCATTTTCAGCCGAAGATGTTTCCTTTAATGATTCGATGGCTTTTAACACATCTTGTACGGTTGCTTCTCCCGGCAAGCCTAGTGCCCGGAGTAAGGCAGCAAAATCCTGTTCGTTCATACTTTTTTTATCTTTTAATGATAGTTGTAAATATGTGGGTAAATCCACTGGTTTTTCATTATAATAAAGTTGTAGCGCATTCTCATTGCTCGGTATGTCACAAATCGATATTTCCGATAAGTTACAACTAACCACGGTATTTATTCCGTTAATCTCTTTAAATTCACAATTATCAATACCAATACTTGCACCTTTAAGAAATCCACTTTCTACTTTTTCTTTTGTGCTTTTCCCGGGTTCATGTGCATCATCAAATACAGGGGTAGCATATACTTTCCCGTCCTTAAAACGTAAATTTTCCCATTTTCCGGCCACTCCCAAACTTCGGTTATGCATAAAGAACATAACAGGATTCTTAAGGAATCTTTCCAACTTGATTCCTGATGTTTGTACTACAAATCCGTAGCTGTTCAAACTTTCATCACTTACTAAAAATTCATTCATTTCACTTTTTGATTAATTGATTTTTTAACCAGCTGTTTAACAGCATTATCTAAATTGCTTTGAAGCATGGCTTCAAACTGTTTCTTCGTCTTTTTAAGTTCCGTCAGATTCATTTCCGTTATATTTTTCTTCACCGTGCCACGTTCCCGGCAGAATTTGTTTATCTTGGCACAGTTCATCAGTTTATCCTCCGGTGTGTCACCGTAACTCATCCCTACCTCATACGAAAGATGATATATTTGTCTGACTATATCCCTACATTCAGCTTGGTAAGCTTCTTTCTTCTGGTCTGTCTTTCCCATGAGATAGTTTATCAGAACTTTCGCTTCTTCAAAGGTTATATCTTTGGTACTGGTAACCCTGCCTTTAGTCAGGCTACTTATTATTCCCTGTTTGTCTTCCGGTTCAAAACCAAGTTTAGCAAACATGGTTTGTATTTTTTTTAGTTGTGCAGGTGACAACAGTTTTTTATTGCATGGCTCCATAAGTCGTTTTTAATTGTTCCCAACTAGGTTGAAGTTCTTTAAGCAAAATCAGGAGAGGGTTTATCGTTTCCTTATTAATCATTTCAGAATCCATACAATAAATACTTTCAATTAGAACTTTATTGATGTTCTCTAAGTACTCACAAGGAGTTGTAGTACTTATTTCAATCTTTATTTTATTATCTTCTATTGTTACCATGATAGCTTCTTGTTTAAATGGTTTTCAAGTCTATTTCGAGGACTGTTTGAATAAGTCCAAAATATCATCTTGTTTCGTTTCATTCTTAGGTTGTTGACATTCAATGACTATATTATTTAATCCAAGTTTATTTATTAAATAATCATTAACTCCAAGGTTCTTCCGATTATTATAAATAAATGTACCACAGCGTTTAAAAAGAATATCAGTTAGATTTTTCCAAGCTGTTAACTCTGAGTTCTCTTCTCGGAGTCTTGTTTTCTCTGTATCTGCTTTTTCCCATGCTTCAAACATGAGTTTAAAACTAGCGTCTTTATCGTTGTATGATTTTTGCCATGCAATACAATTTTCTCTAAGCTTCTGATTATCACACTCAAGCCTTGTTTTTTCCTCTGTGATTTTCATCAAACGCTCTGATAATGTCATAACTTGCCCTCCATTATCTGATATAAATAAATCTCATTCATCAAGTCCCCGAACCGTCTTTGACGTTTCAGTTCCCGTACCTTCTCTTTGTTGGTTATTCCGTGCGTAGAGCATATTTCCTCTATCTCCTTTGGCTGCAAACCTATGAAGTCATGCCAGACATTGATTCTCCTTAAAAACTCCGCATAACCTTCCTTTTCACGTGCTGCGTTCTTTTGCAGATTAGTTTTAAAATAAGGCATCCCCGCAAGGATAATACCACAATTTCCATATGTCTTATCCCGTAGAACCTGCAAATACAATATCATCGAGTGGGTGAGTTTCCCCGCTTCATCTATGATAACCAAGGGAGATTCCAGCCTGTTTAACTTATCAACGACAAAAGTCATCATGTCATTTAAAGAACTATAGAACGGTATGGACAGTTCACGCAATAAAGCGGAAAAGAACTGGCTGGCGTTCATGGTCTTGTCATAAGAGACATAAAACACGTTCTTTTGCCGTGCATACGTCCGTAGTGCCGTAGTTTTCCCCATTCCCGTATCTGCGGTAATTCCAATCATAAAGGAGTATTTACGGGCATTATCGCAAGCTTTGACGGTACTAATAAAGTCCATACTCTGGAATAAGTCACCAAACTTATCCCGGTTTACAAAGTTCCAGATAGTCAGCAACATTTCATTTGACAGCTTTTTCCAGTTCTCCTTCTCCAGTTCGCACAATGTAGCGTCACTGATACCACATTTTACAGCAAGGGAAGCTTTACTTATACCCTTTTCCTTGCAATAATCGTTAACAGCCTTTTTTATTTCGGCTTTTTCCGGTAATTTTGTATCGTTTTTAATCATCTTGATATTGGTTTTCAGTCTTTTATAGTCTCAGTATATCGGACTGGGTTAATAATCAAATCGGGATAGGTCGATAGTTTCATCCGTGAGGAAGGGGCTTTCGGCCTTTTTATTTTTGTTCTTGTCTTCCGGTTCTATAGCGTTTTTCTCACAGTATACCGGAATTTCGGGCGCATCCTGCGGGCGTATTCCGTGGCGTTCGGCAAAGTCGGCTAAATTTCCGTTGCGCAGAAACTCGTTAAAGTCAGCTTTCGGAGTTAAAAGAGGATTCATTATGTAGGCGGCTTCCGGATCAATGGAAACGGCTTTATTATAAATATCTACCTGGGCTTTCTTCACCTCGTTATCTATTCCGTTCAGGCGTCCTTTATGCTTGAATTGCAGTATCTTATCTTCTTCCGTCTGGTCGGCTAAAGCAGAGTGGGCATACTTCTTTCTCTGAACCGTATCTATGTAGGTATCCTTTTCTAAATCAAAAAGATAGATTTCATCAAACGTGGCATATCGTACACCGAATTTCTTGTTATTGAACTTGTTAAACTGCTTGGCATTCAGTTCAAATTCATATTTCATTCCGCCACGCTCAATAACTATTTGCCCTCTTCTCACTGTCGCTTCCGAACGCCTGACAAACAAGGCGATTCTATCCAGTTCCGTAACCTTGAAGGATTTTTTTATACGGTTGGAATCGTTTACAGCCTCTTCATAGCGTTTATTAGGTGATTTCCCATCCTTGCCTTTAGTGTTGTTGTATTCTTCGATACAACGCCCGGCAATTAGTATTATTTGCTCTCTAATGAGCGGGTTCTTTACAGCTTTGTCTATCATTTCTTGGGCAGACCGTCCGTTTTTCATTTTGGACTTGATACCCTGACCAATATAGCCGTATTCCTCCTTGCAAAAATCATCCCCGAATGTCCGGAAGCTTCTTTCAACCTTAGATTTACGTCTGGGATTCATGGACACAGTCCAGTGTACGCCTATAGTAGTAAGAGCGTTTTTCAGGTGTTCCGCCTCTTTGGTCTGGTTAAATGAATGGTTGTCAGATACAATTTCAAAGGGTAATACTCCGGTAGTTTCTACTGCATTTTCAAGCCCTTTGAGAATGGTTTCCGTGTTCTCCGAACTGTCAACATAAGAACCTACTACCCTGCCAGTACATGCATCAATCACCCAAAATAAAGTCAGAGTTTCAAAGTCTTTCATGTAGAAAGGTAACCGCCATCCGTCAATCTGCCATTGTGAATTGGCATTTTGAGCGGGAATCAGTCCCATATACGGTTTACGGTTGTAGTAGAAATCGGTGGCACCATTGCGAGCCATGAAGGTAGTCGCCTCTAAACGTACGCAAGCTTGCTTAGTCCAACTTAATGAAGGCTTTTCCCATCCTTTCAAATCACACGCCTTACAAATTTTCTTATGAATTTTCGGTTGGGTGTATTTCTTCATGGACGACATACAGTCAAGTATCATTTTATCATACCGAGCATCGAATTTCTTTTCGGCTGGAACATACTTTTTTATTAATAAACGTTCTATCCCTTCATTAACACACGTGTTTAGCGCAAGACTAAAAGCATGATAAACATACCAGTTCGGATATATTTTACAGAACGCCTGCCACACATAGCGGAGCGGGAAACGTTCATGTTCTTCCCGGTGTTCGTCACGAATCGTGAGAATTTCCTCCAAAACCGCGTGCTTTTGAGAGTTTTCCAAAACCTTGTCGGGAGATAAACCGCGTTGAAGATAGACTTCACGATAGGTGGGAAAATAATTATCTTTAGCCACTAGTAAACGCTCGTAGAACTCATTGATAGTGCCTTCGTCCTTTTCCCGTTCCCGTGCTCGGATGATAGCTTCTTTGCTGGGAAGCTTCACACGAGTGGGAGCAGGGATAGAATCATAATTATAAAATATCTCATCATTATATTTGAAAGGAACAATCGTCTTTCTAAATATCCACATTTCGATAGTTTTATATTTCACTCCTTTCTCTAACAAGAATGATTGAGGAATGAACACTTGTTTTTCATTCTCCATCATTTATCATTTTGCTTATACGACGAACTTCTTTTTTATAAGCTAAGTAGTGCCTAATAATGGCTTCATCAACTCTCTTACTTGAAGCTACCCCCGACAATACGTTTGACACAACCTGCCTAGATATACCTAGTTCTTTTGCTATCTCAGATTGCATCCCCCAAGGAATCTCTTTTTTTATTTTCTTTCTTTCATTACTTGATAACAT